GAAACCCCATCACATTTAACAAGTGACAAAAACTATCAGTACGTTTTGCGTACTAATCCTACAGATAATTCACAGACAGACATTCTTGGTGTCGTTGGTGAGCGTTATCATGTTATGCAGAATGAAGATTTATTTTCATTTGGTGATAACATTCTAGACGGTGGAGGACGTTGGGAAACCGCTGGTTCAATCAAGGGTGGTCGTGTTGTATTCGGCTCTCTTGCTCTAGAGCGTGAAGTTGTTCTAGACCCTACTGGTGTCAATGATGTTGTAAAAACTTATTTGCTCATCAACACATCACACGATGGTTCTATTGCAATTCAAGCAAGCATCACACCTGTTCGTGTTGTGTGTGCTAACACTCTCAATCTTGCACTTAATACAACCAAAAAGAAAAACGGTGTTAAGCAATCATTCAAGATTCGTCACACACAGACAGCAAGCGGTAAGGTTGCCGTTGCTCGTGAGACTCTTGGTCTTGCTCATAAGTACATGGATTCATTTGACCTCATGGCTAAGGCTATGATTGAAAAAGAAGTCACCGCCATTGACTTTAACAAAATCATTCTTGCTGCTTATCCTAAGCCAGAAGCAGATGCTAAGGGTGCTTTCAAGAAGTGGGAAAACAAGATAGATGTTATTAACGACATTTATACAGGCGAGTTTAACGGAATGATTGCTGGTAATGCGTGGGGTGCTTTCAATGCACTTACTGAACGCCTTGACTGGTACCGTTCTGCTCGTGGTGGTTCTAACGAATCCATTCTAGCATCTGCAAGTGGTTTTGACCCTGCTATCAACGCAGAAAAAAATCGTTTGCTAAAAATTGTGCAAAGCACAATGCAGATTGCATAAATAAAAAAAATCCTAAGCATGATTTAAAACTGCTTGCATGGTCTGTTAGAATAGTTGGTTAGTTCGCCACCCTGTCACGGTGGAGGTCACGGGTTCAAGTCCCGTACAGATCGCAAGAAATTTTCGAAATTGTGATATAAAACACACTTTACGATTACGTAACGAGTTGCATTTTTCCACGATTTCGGCTACAATTAATACATGACCCAAACAAGAGGAGAACTAATGCTAGGCTATACTGAAACAGATATTGCAATAATGACAGACGCAATGGAAGACGCTATCAAATCAGGTAGACTCTCTGATGAAATCACAGATGGCCTGGAGAAGGCTATGTCTTTCTTTGATGGCCTATGGTCAGAAGGGTACTTTGACTAATGCATAATCATTATTGGGAATGTGATGATGTACCAGGATATTTTTACTGTGCCTGCGGAGTTACGGCTATCCATAACAGAGAAACAGGATTGAAGGACATCCATGACTAAAGAAGATATGATTGTTGTATGTGAACAGGCTATTGATGCCTTAGAAGAAGTTCGTGCCTATTTAGTTAATCAAGGAGATTAGTATGTGGAACTGGACTAAGTATGATTATCTATGTACTGACTGTGATGCTCTTATTGAGATAACTACCCTGCAAGATATCAAACAGTGGCGGGGCTGGTGTCCTTGTGGATCTGCTAATATAATTAATATTGGGGTATCAGACGGTAATGCTCCCCTCTTTGAACCTGTGATAAAGGTCACACCCCCAAAACTTGTCAAAATCAACACCAACCCGTATAATTAATACTATGAACCCAAACACACTTATAGAGTATATAAAGATAAACATCATCTCTCTAGAGCAAGACCTAGAAAACGAGGACGGTGCTGATAGCATTGTTCCTTACCTTGAAGGAGCCATTGATGTATCCCGCCATTATTTGGAGGCAGTAAATGGAGAATAACACAACACTAGACCCATACTTAATGAAACTAGTAGAACTAGGTATGGACGGAGCAGACATCCTGCATGGTCACCTTAAAGTTTTAATGGTTGAGGCAGAAGCAATCCTTGACCGTTGTATTGAAGCAGAGGAGTACTCAGAGGACGCAATGGACTCAATGGCTCGTACTGAGGCCACAGGCTATTTTGACGCACTGTCTGAGGTTTATGCCCTAACATATGCTATCGCTTTTGCCAAGGAAGAAGTAAAAAACCGTAAGGAGATTCTTAATGGATAACTTTATTGAACTTACCTTTGATGAATGGTGTGAGCAATACAAGCCAATCAAAAACCATATAGATACAAATGCCTCCTTTGACGGAGAGATGTTTGAGACCTATGGTGATGAGGTTGCTTTCGTAAAAGAGCAGGACCCTGCTTACATATGGATGTATGGTGACGGTGACGACGGTGGTTCTTATATCTGGAATGGTTGGCACTTTGTCAATCGAATAGGATACTTTATCACTGATGTACCCTGCCCACCTGACACGACCATTCAGGTCTTGGTCAGTCATAACTGGTACTACTGTGAGAACTGCCATGCTGAACTGGAGGACCCTGATAATCTTATTAGAGATTCCTTCCAAGACCACGATTTGGAAAAATGCCCACAATGTGCTACACTTGAAGAAATGACCCTAGTAGGATTGGAAAACAAAATGGAACAGAACCCAACAAATGAAGTAGAACAAGATGAAGATGAGTATGTGTTACATACATTTGGAGAAAAGACGGTTCAATTATGAACGAGTACCAAGTTGAAGTAATCTTTGAACCAACAGGCGATTACATGAATTTTAGATACGAGGCTGAATCAGATAATGAAGAAGACCTCTGCAGAGAAATATTAAACCAATTGTCAATTGTATCTTTTAAGGTGGAGGAATAAAATGGGAGCACGGATCAACTATGTATTTAAAGATTCATTAACTAAGCCTTCAGTTGTACTTTACAGTCACTGGGGTGAGGATGAATGGCAGCGGGACCTAGCAATGGCCCTGCAGCATGCCGAGCCTAGGTGGACAGACGCCCCATATGGTACCCGCATGATGATTAGTTATCTTATTCAAGACTCCGTGCTGGGTGAGACAGGGTTTGGAATTTATGCAGTGAATGTGGATGAACACGAGTTTTGGGACACCACGGTAGTCATCGACTTCAATACTAATACTATCTATGAACTGGGCTCCGACCTTCATGTTAAATGGGACCTATTTGTAGCAGCCTATCATCCAGTTTTAGTTGAGCAGATCTAGGTATTGGGTCACCTAGATTAAATACGAGTGGGGCGTAGGGTTCTTGCCTACCTTGCGCCCCCTCACCTTTTTTGGTACAATAGAGTAGAGGAGGGACTATGGCTTATTCAGTACGCAGGACATCGGCGCAACACACTAAAGAAACACGAGCAGCGGAGCAGTTAGGCAAACTCCTTACCCAAGATTTTGCGGTAGACTTAGAAAGAGTAGGCTATTACTTAGTAAGAAACCTACCCTTAATAAATTACCATAGATTTGAGGTTGTCAGTTTGACAGCAATGGAAGAGTATGATAAACTTATGTTAGAGATGAAAGGACCCAACAATGGATTTCGCAGATAAAACAGGAGTTCTTGCCCAACTGTGGCTAGACTTCCGTGAGGATGAAAAGTTTGAAGCATTTGTAGACTACAATGACATTGGTTTGCCAATGGCATACTATGTGGCACAAGGTTTGGTAAAAGACCTAACGCCACTTGGTGAGCAGTACATTGAGGAATCATTCCGAATGCTAATAGAATTACTAAACATTACAGAGGATGACATTTCAATCCTGCCTGACCAAAACCTAGGAGCAATCTTAGTCTTTGCTTACAATAAAAAGAAGGCTAACGAAGCACAAGAGGAATAAACTAATCAGTCATGGGTGGGGGCCTTGCGCCCCTGCCTTGGGCTGGCTGGACGTCAAATCATATCAAATCGGACATATCAGACAAACCACATTTCCTCAAAACTTTATTACGAAACCTATAAAATTTTCCCAGATTGTACCAAATATTGATTACGATGTCAAACCTTCTTTCCCCAAACCATGTTTGCCAAACCTTTATATCGGGTGTATAATGATATTATGAGTCCAAGACACTTTGCAGCATATGCTAAAAGAAATCCAAAACAATATCAGGCATTCTCTGATTCTATGTGGAACTCCTTTGTTAGTGTTACCCATGCTATAGGTTTGTCTAACTATTTTTCTTTCTCCCCGCCGTTTTTGGACGGGCTTGATCCAGAGGCGATTGGCCGCGAACTTGGCGCGGTATATAACGAATCAACCAAAGAAGAAGAAACTCCTATAGTATAAACATACCAAACCTTTTATCCTGGTTTGTAAAGTTTTTTAAAACTTTTTAAAAAAAAGATTACGAAATTCGAATAAATTTCCCTGAATTTGGGGATTTTTTTATGGGCAAAATCATGCATATCAGGACTTGACAAACCAAGGTTTTGCATGTATAATGCCCAAACCTTACAATGGGATATGAGGTTTGACAATATGGGGCATATGTGATATGAGGTTTGAAGGTTTGGGGATATGAGGTTTGGCCCCAGGCATTACGAAGCCCCTCTATAAAAGCGCTCCCTACTCCACTATCCTCCACAACACTCCACTTCTACTCTGTCTAATAATATAATCAGTAAGATCTATCTGTGGATAAACCTGTGGATAAGTATTACGAAAGGTACATTCTTAACCCTATTTCCTATTCAAATGTACCTTAACTGACCAATAGGTACATTGTGGATAACTATTGTTGACATGTGGATAACTTTGTGATATGATGGATATATGAAACTAAACTATGGCACTATGACCTCCAATTACTCTATTGGGGTATATCTGCATAACTGGGGTTATCCGATCAAACACCAATGGGAAATTGGTTTGTATCTTTTTAAGTGGTATGTGGGAATAGACTTCTTCAAATGACATGTACAAAATATGGATGCAACTATGAACTAGACCTTGATGGTCAAGTAACCTGTACTGTATGTGGGGCTATGGATGATGACAAGCAGCCTGTGGATATCTTTGAGTTCCAGGTGGATTTCGAATGAAACCTTTTCTTATCATACTTTTAGGACTATTCATCTTTCTAAACTATATGGCCTATCTACAACAAATCCGTATGACTGGATGATGACATGACAAACCCTAATGTGATACAATAGTCCAATGAGTGATCTAATAACTGGAGATTGGGAAGCGTTCAAATCTTCATGCCAAGTTGTATTTGAAAACCCTAATCCTAATTGTGGTTATGTCGGACCAGTAGGTTTGTGTGGCATATGTTCTGCTTTAGTTCTTATGAGTGATACTACACTTGGCTCACATTGGAATTGGCACTATACACACTACGCAAACCACTCAATTTTTGCACCACATTGCCACTCTCCTGTAACTGGACTAGTAGTAGGATTACCAGATGGTCCTGGTTGGGATAAGGCATTCGGATAAAAATGGATAAATTTCAGTCCTCTTGGAGCCTATATGCCAATAAGATTGATTCTTATAAGGTAGCCTGTAGCCAATGTAATCAACTATATGTAAAGGCTAATGATGAGCCCTTTATATGTCTTACTTGTACTACTAATAAACGATTACGATAGGTCCTTTATAGCCTTATTGACCATACGGATCAAACCTCGTCTAGTCACTTTAGACGCATCAAATGTCTCCGTATAACCCCCTTGTGGCATATCTTCCTTACTGAGGTAATGGCCATATCTCTTAGTAAGGGTTTGTACTACTAGGGATTCTATGTATCTTGCTTGATCCCGTTCGGAAAATGCCCAATACTTGATCAATATCCAACCCTTGGTCCTATGGCTTGCAAACCTTCTACCAGACACATCTGATATACCCACCTTGATGGCCTTGTGTATAGGGCTGTAGAGTATGTAGAGTAGGGTCATGTCTTTATTATACCCTGCCGAAATAGTGTATAATAGTTATATGAATACAGAAAAAGCCGAAAAGGCCGTTAAATACTTACTTATCTTAGTTGTTGCCGTTGTTCTTATTACAGCAATTCTTGCTTGACATATCCTGCTAAATATGAGATACTTAAGGTATGACCAATCAAGAAATATCTGATTTACTCAACAAAGAATCATATAGGGTTTGGGACACTGCCAAGGTGATCAAGAACCAAGACTACCATGATGGTTTGGTTAAAGGTTTAAAGATGGCTGCTCAGTATGTGGCTAAACTATGATCAATATGGAAATACCAGATCCATTTCAAACCTTTGTAACCAACAAGTATGCCAACGCTAAGGGTGCTGTGTATGATTTCTTTGCTAGAGAATGGCATATGAAGTGTGGATGCTGTAAGGAAGATTTGTTTGCTCCATCCCGCAAAATATTAACAAAAATTAGGTTGTTCCACACCCGTAATGAATGCTTAGGAGGATACTGATGAAGAAGATAGAAAAGACCAACATCCTGCCATTACGATGGATAGGAAACTTTCTTGGAGAGTATGCTGGAAATCATATCCTTAAGGCTGTTTACTTAGATGAAGATGGCGACCTAGGATTTCGCTATAGATATCATGCTTTTATGTGGAAATATCTTAACAAACCATACTCATGGTGGGGAACATATTACGAATTTGATTTAAAAAGCCTCAAGAAAGATAAAAAGTGAACAAAGAAGAGCGCAACAGGATTCAGCGTTTATGGTATGAGCGCAACAAAGAGATGAGACTGCTTCAGATTAAGGCCAGAGTTTCAAAAAATAGGCAATATGTTATTGACTACAAGACTGAGCATTCTACCTGTACTGACTGTGGTATAGATTATCCTTGGTACTCCCTTGATTTTGATCATCTCCCTGAATTTAAAAAGTCCTTTCCTTTATCCGTTGCTGGCTCAAAAGGAAGAAGCATTGATAGCATAAACAAAGAGATAGCCAAATGTGAAATAGTCTGTGCTAACTGTCACAGACACAGAACTGCTACTAGAAAGGCTAAGTCAAGAAATGAACTGTCCAGTATGTAACTTATCTAAGGATTCAGAATGGTTTTGGGATGCTCATCAAACGATGAGTGATGGTAAGGTGTGGTGCGTAAATGCCAAGAGAACCTAAGATTACGAAGATGGATTGGCGTTCACTGGGCTATTGGCCTGTCTGGAAAGATGGAAAGAAAGTATGGGTTCCTAAAGACAAGGTAAAAGATTCAAATGGCTAGAACCATTGTGTGCCCTATATGTAAAAAAGAATGGGACTTTAGAGTAGGCTTTGCTCACGAGAGTTTATATAAGCATATGAAGGCAGATCACCGATAGTGCCCGTTTAGGGCATAGAGTGGTTTAAGAACCTCTATTTTGCGCCGAACTTTAAAATCGTATTAAGCAATTTCGCCCGAACCTGTAATCGATCCATCACCGTCTATACCTTTAGGCATATTGTATATGCTCCATGACCCTGTGTCTCCTGGTGGATACCCTGGGTTGTTTGGATTACCGCTTCTAATATAATATGCTCCTGCTATACCGTAGGGGTTGCCATCAGCAAGAATAATATCTCCTATAGCGTAATCTGCGCCGTTGTTGTATGCGCCTTGAAAATTTGGTGGGATTGCCATGAGATAATTATATCATCTGTTTTGACATACCTTTTCAAATAGGGTATACTTAATATATGAGTATTGACGAAATGACATTAAGAGAAGAAATTGCAAGGGCTATTGAGTCAATTAATATTGAAGAATCTGTAACTAATGCTCTGGGTATGCGTATTCTTGCTGCCCAGATCGCACGGGGAGAAGATAACTATATGACAAACATATTTGAACAACAGGCTAATTTTGAGTGATATGGTATGATTAATACATGAAGTCTATATATAAGTGTGAAGAGTGTTTAACAGTAATTACAATAGAGACAGATGTACATGCTATGCCTGAGTCTATTATATGCCCTTGTGAAAAAGTAATGCCTTCTATTGGGGCCTAGTCATATTTTGATTTTAGTATTTATGAGGAATTCAATAAATGACTTATGTTATTACTGAAAACTGTATAGACAATATGGATAAGTCCTGCATGGATGAGTGTCCAGTTGACTGCATAAAGGTTGGCAAAAACATGCTTTTTATCGACCCCAATGATTGTGTTGATTGCGGGGCGTGTTTACCTGTCTGCCCAGTAGATGCCATATACTATGAAGACGACTTACCAGATAACCTATTGCACTATAAAGAAATAAATAAAAAATTTTTTAATAAAGACTAAACTATCTTAATGTTATCTACATCTGGTGGAAGACCCCAGTTAATTATCTGGTAAAACTTTGACATTTCTGAAGGTGTGTAGTGATACTCTTTTGGAACATCAACAACATTTGGATCAACCCACCAATCTTCAAATTCTCCACCGCCTTTAATTTTTGCATTTTCAACAACTAACTTATATCCAAAACTTTGTAATATTTCAATCTGTTCATTCTTTACCTTTTCAGAGTCATTTCCATTCTCTTTTCCTCTAAATATGTCATGTTCAAATGTTATAACTGAAAATCTATATTCTTTTAATGGTAAAGCCTTTAAAATATTTAACGTAACCTCTGATGGGTCTGTGTCTAATTGTAAATAATCCACTTGCTTGGGCACATTATGTGCTAAAAACAACTCGCTATAATTAAATCCTGTTTGTGCGTCTCCAAGCAAACAAAGCGACTTTCTATTCTGATTGTATTCTTCTACATATTCTGGCTGAACATCAAAACTAAGTCCACTCCAATTAAACTCAGATTCAAGCAAGAATGTGTTGCTGCAGGCTTTTGAATGGTATGCACCAAACTCTAAAAAGTATCCATTTCTTTTGTTATTTAGCATATCTAATACAAAAAGGTCCTGACCAGCCTGACTATAATAGTTCATATAATCAGTATACACCTACTATGGTATAATTATTTTATGATTACCCGCAAAACAGAAAAATGTTATTACTGTGATAACGAAGCACTATACAACGATATGGTTGATTATTCTGTTGTTGGAGTATGCAAGAAACACCTAAAGAATTATCACTCTGGGTGATGCTGTATGGATGAGCACAAAGTAAAGGCTATGTTTGCATTAGCAAACAAATTAGACAAATTAGATAATGTTTTAAGGCTAAAGTGTGAAATCTGTGGTCCAGTATTGCGTGGGGATGATCCAAAAAAATACCCACAATGCAAAAGACATGGTATAAAATAGTTCTGTGATCAAGGCTGTAAGAGAAAATAAAGTTGTAGAAAGAAAAGAAACATTAGAAGGCCTAGAGAGGTCTTTTACTTGGAATGGCAAGGGTATTTATTTGTAAATGAATATCAGGACATAACTTGACTCCTAGTTCTCTAGTTGCTATACTCATAGTATGCACCAGTAGCCAAGTTGGTTAAGGCACCGAACTCATAATTCGGCTATCGTAGGTTCAAGTCCTACCTGGTGTACTGATGGGGATTAACTCAGATGGTAGAGTGCCGAACTGTTAATTCGGATGTCGCAGGATCGATGCCTGCATCCCCAGCAAAGCGAGTGTTGCATAATGGTAGTGCACCATCCTTCCAAGTTGGTTGTGCCAGTTCGATTCTGGTCACTCGCTCCAAGTCTCCATGGTCTAGTGGCCTAGGACTCCACCCTTTCACGGTGGCAACACGGGTTCGAATCCCGTTGGAGATACCAAACCTCTGTAACTCAGCGGAAGAGTAGCGGACTTCTAATCCGTTTGTCGCAGGTTCGATTCCTGCCAGGGGTACTCTACTTTGTAGGATGTTTTGGTTTGTATGGTTCGATCTTAGATTTAATACGACCATCTTTATATAATCTTACAATCCATCCATCTTTAATCTGCATTGGATTAAATGCGTATGCTTTTTTCTTTGGCATTATTCTTCTATTCTATATGTGTTTGTAGTAGATCTTGTGTAGTCTTTACCAAGTCCCGCAAAAAATGAATCTGCCTTTGTAGCAGGGATACAGTTAGGAACTGGCTTTCCATCTACACCTGGCTTCATACCTCTTTGGACATAGCCTTCCCAACATGGTGCTTGTTTTCCTATTGATGAGTCATACATGGCCATCGCAACCTCTGAATCAGTTTCTTCTTCTTTAGAGCACACTGGGCAGTCTGGACAATCTACATTAAGTTTTTTACAGGTTTCACAGTCACATCCTTGGTAGGTGCTTGTTGGCATCATTGAATCATCTTTTAGCATACAACAATTATATCATGCCGTTTAGTCTGTTATGGGTCCTTATCCTATGGCAGTTGGCACAAACCACCTCACACTTTTCGATCTCTTTCTTGATGGCCTTCCATGAAAAACCATCATGGATCATCCTTGATACATTGTATTTCTTGTCTCTTATGTGATCAAAGTCTAAGATAATATGATTACTGATTCCACAATCTACACAGCCAGAATCTTCTTTTATCTTAGCAAGCATGTTTTTAAACTGTTGCTTATTATAATGTTCCAACTCTTTGTCAGTCATTGTTATTATTATACCGTCAAATATTAGGTCCCACACAGGCAATTCACCTGACTTGCGCCACGGTCTCTATCCAATGGGTAACTAATCCATCACTAAGGTCCTGTGTGGGACAACTATATTGTAGCATAAAAAATGAGCAGTTTATAGACCTGCTCAGGTCCCCCAAGTTGCGATCTTAGGCTTATCCGTACTCAGCAATAGGGTTGCTAAAAGCAACTGCATGTATCATGACGGAATAGTATCTATTATACTACTTAATTTTAATAGATTTAGGCTTCTTTTCTTCAGGAACAACACGAACTACATGAACATGTAGCATACCGTCCTTCAGTTCTGCAGATGTTACTTCCATGTATTCTCCAAGGGCAAAAGATCTTACGAATTTTCTTCCTGCAATACCCTTGTGAACTACCTCTGCATCTGTTACTTCTACAATTTCACCCTTGATAATAAGCGTTCCATTGTCTACTGATACATCAATATCTTCTTTAGAAAATCCAGCAATAGCCAAAGAAATTTGATATGTATCTTCATCTAGTTTAAGAAGATCATACGGAGGATATGACTGCGAGTTTGTTTTATATGCTGTGTTTAATCGGCCCAACTCTCTGTTAAAGCCAATAAAAAAAGGATCATTGAATAGATCCATAGTTAGTTTGTTTACCATTTTATTCCCCTTTCAAGCGAATAAGTTAATTTACCCCCCATATTGGGCAGGTATATATATTATATCAAACAAAACTGATTTTGTCAAGCCTTACTTGGTCCAGTTAACCATGGAGTATCTTGTACCAGATGTAACCTCATTGACATTATGGTTGTATATGTATGCTGCTGGGAAAAGTAATAGTTGGTTTGCCTTCGGTTTGATTTCTACATCAAATCTTGGGAATATGATCTCCCCGCCTTCGTAGTCATCATTAAAATAATAAACCATTGATATTTTTCTTGTCATATATAGGCCATCATCAACATGGTCAATAAAGAAGTTTCCCTGACCATATTTTAAAATTTCATAGTTTTCTTTTTGTGTCCATGGAACCTTAAATTCTCCAGTGTATCTGCTCAATGGTTCATAAAAATCTTTTTCAAATCTATTAAACAGTCTTTCCTCTACAAGTTCTTTTGTTGTTGGGTTATTTGGATCTACCAAACCATTTCTTCTAATGTTATTTATGTACATTGTGTTCATGGCTTTTCTATTTAGATCTTCTTTTAGGGGCTTATTGTTGTGGGGTACCCAAGAAAGAACCTCTCGCTCAACAAACTTTTCTACATCATTTATATACTGAGCGCCATCTCCTACATTATTTACAACAACTATACCAGTCGCAACTTCTTTCCAGTCCATAAAATCTCCTAAATCTAGTATAACCAATAATAATTATACCATATCGTGGTATACTCTTAATATGCAAACAAAAGATATCCTGCTAAATGGAATGTTTAGGTGTGCAAATACCTATCTTGCTTTTGCTTTTGAAGAGGCTCTGTCCCTAAACTTACCCAAAGATTATCATTTTTGGTCTAGGTGGCATCTTCACAATCACACCCATAATTCATCCCTCCTAAAATTTAAAGATCCAGACAATGAAACAATACACTTTTGTATTTTTCGTAATCCAGAACAGTTAATTCCTAGTTATTTTATGTTTCATTATTCTGAAGAAGATGTCAGAGAATTATATGACCAGCAGTTTGAATTTAGAGTAAGAAATGCATGTGCAGAGTATAACAAATATTTGAAGCATCAGATTAAATACGGATACGCAACTGTTATATTGTTTGATGACATAGTTAGTGATATAGACAATGTTCTTGAAAAGATTTTAGAATCTATGGAAATAAAGTATATAAACAAGATAGATAAAGATAAGGTAAAAGAGTCTCTATCAACCCTAGACTATGGTAGATACCAAGACCCTGAAGAACTTTATAGAAACTTTCACCTTCCAAGAGAAGAAAAATATCCAGAACTTAAAAATAAAGTTTTGTCTACATTTAAAAATATGCCAGAATTTAAAATATTAATGGATCAATATTTAGAAATAGAAAAGAGGGCCAAAGAATTGACCCCCTTAACTATATCTAACTGATTACTCAGGTCTTGCTGCGCCTCTTGGGACTTTTCGTACTGCTGCCTTTTTAGCAGGAGCCTTCTTAACTACTTTGGCAGTCTTGACTGCCTTGTCTACCTCTTCAACAGATGGCATCTTGCCAAATGCTGGATCGTTAGGATTGGCTGCTCTCAATGCTACGGGGATTAGTGCTCCAAGTAGTGAGTATGCTAGTGTCTTTGGATCTGTTACTCCAGATGCATACATTGCTGTTGCTGCTCCAAGTACTGATCTTCCGTATGACGCTAGTGCGTTTTTGATTTGTTTGTTCATGTTTATTCCTCCTAGGATATAACTCGTGTTAGTATTGTGAAACCAATCCATAGACCAATAATTCCTGCGACTCCCGCAAAAACTGGTGGTGCTGGAACTGGCAATTTGAATGCAGCAAACACGACGCCACATCCAAAACCTGTTAATGTTGATAAAAGAACATCTTTCATTTTTCTTCCTCTGGTAACATTAGTATAAGTTTATCATATGCACTGGTTATTCTTTTGATTAATCCATCTGTTGGCAGATCCATCACGCTGCCAAACTCCTTGAAGTACTCTATTTCGGGCCCTGCAGCCTCTTTAAACTCTTGAATAGCAACCTGTACATCATCTATGTAGTCAAAAGCCCACTCTCTAGATTCAGAGATAAACTTAACAAATCCTTCTGTATTCTCTATTGGCTTTATCTCATTATTTAAGGCTTTCTTTACACCCTGCTCTAAAAGAGCAGCCCTAAGAGAAAACTCTTCTAGTTCGTTTCTTAAGGTTATTAGTCTTGCTCCTAAAACTGCAGACAACAAAACAAAAAATACAATAATCAAAGATAAAAATATTGTAAGCATTATTTCTCCAT